GCGCCTACTTGCACATTGTACTTATTGCAGACATTGAGAGTGTAGTTACCACCCGGTAAATCGTCTACCTGCACATATTCGATCAAAGGTGTTGGCGCTTGATTCTCAAATACCCCCTCCTTGTGTATCAGGACCTCCGCGTTGTACATCTTACCAACTACATCAACCCGAACAGATCCAGCGTCATTCATCACTAGACCAATGGTTTCAAACTTATGTTTAGTAATATCAATAATCTGAGACCCGCCTAAACCCATTTTTTTCTCAAGTTCAGATAGTTTAAGGATCTTGCTACTTATCAAGGCATTCAGATTATTTTTATTCGGATCCACTGACCAACTACCATTCATGGAACTAGTGGATACACCAGATCCACCGCAACTAGGGCACACCTCACCGAATATTTTACCACTTGAAGTAAACGTACCATACTCAGCTGGATCTTGAAGACCCACCATATCAACCGAATCCAAGGTGTAAGGACCACCACCTTCTGATGTATTAATAGCTAAGGAAGCGGTAGCTGTCGGATTGTTGATTTTGTAATATCGGTTCTTATTGCCTTTGCAAACTGGGCAAGGCGCAAAGTTGCCAACTCGGGTTTGTTTAGTCGATGTAAGCTTGAATAAATCACGAGTGGTAGCTTGTGCTCTTCTAATATCAAAGAGCTGCTTAACGTCGCTTATTTCATCTACTATAACTTTCCACTGTTTCACCACATCGTGATTTAGATTACCAATCTTGAGATAACTGGTGCCTACAATAATCTGATCGGAATCCCTTCCCACGAAATGATTCTCATCACCTCTAACGGTAGTGAATTGATCGCCGATGACTAACTTCTGATCATTATTGGTTGCTAGCTCTATGTTAGTGAAATTATTGAATTCTTTGAATGAACCAGAGAAATGCGTAAACTTTAACATCTCTCGATTGTCCGTGTTTACTATTTGCAAGGTTCCACCCTTTTGATTTAGAACAAACTTATTGCGATAAGTTTCAGTATTGATGTTGTACTCTTTATCACCTGATAAAGGTCTATTTTCAAAATCACTAGGATAGTCTATTCCATTGGAATCATTTAAATCGTAAATGCTCTTCCAATCTTCCTGACCGTGGGACGCCGCGAAGTATACCGGTTTAAGCGGATCGCCGGCGTCAAAGAAAACCCACACATGAGCTCCTACATTGGGAACTGAAAATGTCCCCTTAGCTTTATTGCTATAGGTTTCGGGAATATAATTATAACTATATTTGTTTACATTATTAGCATTTGTTTCTGCGGGATTATTAAAAGCGTCATTTACTCTAAAGAAATCAATGTCATATTTATTTCCTAGCTTCTCACCTATCGCATCCAAATTCTGCGAATACTTTGTTAGCAGATCTATGTTAATGCTACTGCTAGTTGCTGATGATGTGAACGTTGAAAAATTACTGCTATCGCTAACAGATCCAGTGCGCTTGTAGTGGTTATATCTACCCGACGAGTCTTCGCCCGTAATAGGGGATGCACATTCCGCCCAAGGCAATATTCTCTTCAATTCATCTAGAACAGGTGTTAAGTCACTGTTGACGTTTAACCCTACGAACTTAAACTTCTTGTCCGTCTTGACCTCATCCCAATTCTTATAAACCGTGGGTGAAATGTGAGGAACAAATATTTTAACGCGCCCTCGTTTTTCGGGATCATTATTCTGCAACACTATCGCCAAATAATTGCCGCTATATATAGGGTAGTTCATGCTTGATTCTGATAATATTTACTTGTATACTTACAATATGAAACTGAGAGTTAGCCACGAGTCCCCAATCAGCATCCTGCAGTATTCAAAAGAATATAATGACTTTGACTATTGCTTGGTGCATTTATGTGAGAAGTACCCTGAGTATTTAGATTTCTTCGTCCTAGGGCGCTCCGCGTATAGTCGTGATGTTCTGCTAGATAATTCGCTATTCGAATTGGGTAAAGCCTTTGACCCAGCACGGTATATGCATTTCGCGAGACTTATCAAACCATCCTATATCATAGCACCAGACGAGATGGAGGGATGTGAGAACACGATTAAGGGGTTTAAGTCGTTCGATGAAGCATATGGTAAAGAGCTCGGTGATATGAACATCGCAAAGATAGGAGCTACTCAAGGTAAGACATATCAAGAGCTTGTCGAATGCTATAAATTCATGTCAGACAACGCGGATATAATTGCTATCAGTTTTGATTGGAGTTACTACCAGCTGACTGGCATTGGTAAGACCAAACTAGAGAGATCGATGAATGGTCGTATTAATCTTATCCGTGACCTTATTGAGGATGGTGTATGGAACTGGAACAAACCGGTGCATCTCTTAGGTTGCAGCTTGGCGCGCGAGTTCTCGTGGTATGTCAATAACAACATCTACAATATCACTAGCTGTGATACCAGCAATCCAGTGGTCGCTGCGATTCATAACCTGAAGTATAACGGAGTGCTGGGTCTCAATACTAAACCTAGCACCATGTTAGCTGATTTGATTACGCATAAATTTAATGAAGATCAAATGGATGCACTCCGATACAACGTCAATGCATTCAAACAAATCATCGGGAGATAATTTTATATGTTAACTAACACACACGAAGATGTAATTAAGAAAATCGAACAGGAATACCCGGAGACCTGTAAAGAGCTTAAGTCCTATACAGATGAAATGTATATGATATTTTGTAAGAAGCAAAATGACTATGGCCCAGGAAATATTTCATTGGGCACCACTCTACAGAAACCCGAAGATATTAAAGCTTCGCTGGCGGCAATCACGTTTCGGATGAATGATAAGGTTCAGCGCCTTATTAACTTAATCGTCAAGAAAGGCACATACGAAAGTCAAAACGAAGCTGTGAGAGACACCTTCATCGATCTTTCCGTTTATGGTGCCATAGCTGATATTGTAAGCAAGGGTAAATGGGGCAAGTAATTCCTTGAGTCTTATTAAGTTATATAGTATCATAATCCTATGTTAATCACACTAACAGGTGCTCATAGCACAGGAAAAACTACTCTGCTGGAAGCTTTGCGTTCTGACTTCGGCGACAAGTTTGAATACGTATCGGGTATCACTCGTTCCATGGTAGCTAAAGGATTAGCGATCAATGAAAAGGGTGATAACATTACTCAGCTTCTCATTTTGAATACTCATTTCAATAACCTATTCAAAACCAAAGATGCAATTCTAGATAGATGTTTGCTGGATGTATATATCTATACCAAGTATCTCCATATCGAAGGAAAGGTAGATAAGTGGGTAGTTGAATACGCTTACAAGCTTCTACATGATATTGCAATCCACAAATATAAAATCATCTTTTATACTGACCCGGATGATGTTCCACTAGTAGATGACGGAGTTAGAAGTGTTAACCATAAATTTAGAAATGATATCATTAATCTTTATAATGATTTCTTTACCTTCCACCACTTCAATCATATTATCAAACTCAAGGGCTCAGTGGCTGAAAGGGTTGAAAATGTGAAGTATCACCTGAAGCATATCGCAATGCCCTAGTACTTCCCGGTATAAACAAAAAACCCCGAGACATAATGTCTCGGGGTTTTTTATTGTTCAAATATCAATTAACCATTAAGGTTATTTTTCCGGATTCTATCAAGCCAAACTGAATCTAATCCGTTAGCAGTCATCACCTGCGCGACAGTAGGAGTTGCGGTGGTGCAGGTGAATACACTGGAGTTACCGTAATTACTACCGCTCGCATTGGCAGTAATGACTGCGAATAGAGTGCCATGATAACCAGTATCTACTCGTAGAATATTACCATTAGCTGTAATAGAGGTTAAAGTGCTTGTAAGGGTACTTGGAGACTGAAACGCAACTATGTTAGTCGCATAGAGGAGCTCCACGGCGCTGACACCATTCGAAGACAATGAAAGGCTGAGGTTTGCAGGAGATGTAGCAGCACCACTCCCTACCTGACCGTATGTAAATGCATAAGATGGCATAATAATATTTATTAGTTTTTGGTTAATTTTTTAGTTCAAGTGGATATTTTTTTAGGAAAAAGGCAAAAAAAACCGCACCCCCCAGCAATTGGGGATGCGGTAAAACTGCCAACCAACATCTACTATCAGAAGTAGACGCTTTGGGTGCCAGGTGTGAATGCCACACCAAGGTTTTTCACGATGATTACGTGGTAATAGAGATTAGCGCCGAAAATGTTATCAACAACACCGTAGCGGGTCATAAGACCTACACGGGGGCTGAAATCATTCGGACCAATCGTACGTTGTACCATGACCGGGATGTACGGGCAATAAATGATACCGGTGTCGTAAAACTCCGGACCTTTATAACCTAACAAGGCGTATTCAAGGCGGGTGGCGCGTGTATAGGAACCAGGCGCAGTTGGGTAACTGGACTGGAGACCATACTCGGCTTGGGCCTCTGTACGTGTGTCACGATAAACGTTAAATCTACCACCTAAGGTACCGACCTTCGCAACTCCGACGGGCTGTGTATTTACGTTACCCTGGACTGGTGCCCACTGAAACTCAGGGAGCATTTCTAGGATCGCGCAGACGCGAGGCGTGCCAACAATGAAGTTAGCGGCGCCACGGCGGTTACGCACAGCAATACGGTTAGCCTCGATAATCAAGCGCTGATAGAAGTCGCGATTGCGCTCAACTAGCCAGCGGCCATCAGCAGATTGAGGTGCCCATATAGAGTACCCCGAACCACTTCCAGCGTTAAGAGCGGTTTGGATCATTCGGATAATCATTTCGCGGTCGATCTCGGCCTGTAGCTCGTAACTCATTGCGTTAGTAAGCTCAGTGTCGATATCGATACCATTCATGTTCTTCAGATCCTGTTCCAACTCAACTGACCAGCGAGCAGCAAGACGACGAGTACCGGCTTCGACTGCAGTCTTTTCAAAGCTGACTACGATCTGGGGTATCTTGCTGGACTGCTCAAACTGAGACAGTAAAGCTGCAACACCGCGATCTTGATCAACAATTGTGAAGTCGCTGTTACCAGAAAGTCTTGTGGAAGACGTACCGGTATAGCGAGTATCAAGGAACTGATAGCCGAGTTCAGGACTAGCGGACAATGCTCTTGAATCAGGAGAGGCGTACTGATCGCAGTTTGTGCTGCCATCAGAACAACCAGTCGCGTATCCAAGACTTGTTGGCTCGTATTTGTATCGGAGAGCAAAAGCTAGACCTACTGGCCCGCTCATGGGCTGCACACCAACGATTTCGTTAGTGATTAGCTCAGGGAACGTGCGGCGAATCATGGGAATGAGAATCTTCGGAAGACGGGCGTCACCAGTGGCGTATGCCAAGTCGTTAGAGGTGATTCTACCGGTATCAGGATTATAAATCCCTCCGATAGAACTGCCTCCGCCAAATGCGCCACCATTTTGGGCGTTATTGGTCGATTCAAAGCACCACTTCTCTTGGTTTTCCAAGAGGATGGCGGTGTTCAAACGGGTGTGATCATCTTCCAGCGGGCGGACATTGTCGGAAGTGTAGTCCAAAACGGGCTGCCACTTCTCGAGCAATACCTTAGCGCGAGACTCATCTATGTAAGCTGTAGAAGGACGAATATTATTCATGCTTTTACTCCTTTATTATATCTTTCGTCGGTCTTTAGGGTACTCATATTTTTCAATATGTTCAGGTGCTGATCAGGTTGGAACCTCATATAAATTATTAATGTTAATACTTGCTTAACTCAGACAAGTACGAACCAAAAACGGGGCCATTGGAATTGCTAGTTGCCGGCGCATTTTCAACTATCGGAACTTCGGCGTCAGCAGAGCTGGTATGCCGAACCGCCTCTTCCTTGAGCATTTCAAGGGTAGCTGCTTCATTCTTATCAAACAAATTCAATATATAAGTGCTGTTCTCATTAATATACTGATTGGACTTACCCGCTAGCATCTTCCGCATGTACGACTTCTTCTCGTCAGACAAGTCAGTGATATTTTTCTCTACCAGAAGGTCGGTAGATGATGTCTCAACGTCCTCAGAAAGCGTAGTATTCGCCTTGATTAAAGCGGCATTCTTCTTCTTGAGATCCTCTATAATACGTTTACCATCCATGACGGCTTCACGGATGCTCTCCGACGCCATTGCGTAATCAACTGCCAAAGTCTTGCGGATATCGCTCAATACCATATCTGAACGACGATTCTCAACCGCCTCCTTTAATGTATCAGCTGGTACCTTATCATCTAGGTATACTTCTAAATACCTTGAGAGGTTCCCGACTACAGACTGCTTAAACGCCGACGCATCAGTATTTATGCGGGACTCGTAATGCATAATGACTGTCTTTAGTTTAGCTAAATGATTCTTATCGATCGCATCAACAACTCGATTGAGCTTGCTCACATGATCGGCATCAATAGCCTCAATGAGCTTCACAAGCTTGCCGCTGTAATCAGCGTCTTGGTCGTTTAAGGCTTTCTCGACATGGATCTTAGCCTTCTCATTCACGGCAGAATCAAAAGAAGATTGAATCTCGTTAAGAGACTCATCAGAGAGCATATCTTTTGTTGCTTCTTTAAGGGATTGTACAATATCTTTAGTCATATTAAATATGTGAAGAGATTCTAGTTCTTAAACGAGCGTTAATCTCTTCTGCTAAATATTTATCTGCTTGTTTGTAGTTTTTACTACAAACAGCGAAAATAAATTTAGAAAGGTAACTTTCCGCATTTAGAGGAAACCGTCGCTCCTTAGCACTACGGACAAGTTCTTTAGAATGAGGCTCCCAGTGACCTGGCGTAGTCATGCGGCCACCAATTTGCGTTGTAAGGGCGTCGACATCCTCGGGATGCTTCACCATGTCGTCAGGATTGATCTCGTTAGCCATTAAATACCGCCCAAGTAGACCCTTGTATTTATCAAGTTCTTCTTGGTTTCCTATCTTACTCGCGTGATCGATTCTGTTGACGTAATAAACATATTTCGGGTCATGACCGCTCTGAGATCCTGGTGTGCTCATGTAGCCACTCCGAGGAAACCGACGTTCCTCAGCGCCACGAGCTGGAGAATAATCGTCGCTTTCCTTCATCATCTTCTTTTTGGAAAAATTCTTCTTACCGCGTTGAGGAGCTTTCATTTTCTTTAAATTCTTAATTTTTTTAACCATATTCTCTTCGTCATCTGATGCTGCAGCACCCCCTGCTGCGGTACGACCTACACATCCTTCTTTTAATCGCTGTTTGATCATGTATTTATTTATTCTTTATACCATCTATAAATAACATAATCTGGGTTTTAAGGTAACTGTCTACGTCTCTCTTAGGTAATGAATTCAATTTATTTTTAAAGTTCTCATATACCTCACCATAACTACCATCTACATTTAATACATACTGCGCACTCTCTAGGATACCATTAACAAACGCCTTAGTAAATGACGGATCCGCAACACAATCAATTGCGACTAGTCTCATATCAGTCACACGACTGACACCAGAACCCTCTTCAATCAACTTACCCAAGGCGCGGGAACTCATACCTACCCGGACACCGTCGTTGATGAGCGACTTAACGATAAGACCCATAGGAGTCGATAACACCTTGGATTTACCATAGAAAATATTACCTTCTTTACGAATCTCTGTTACGAGATGGGATGCTCTTTCGGGGTTCACTTCAGCAGAGGCGGGGTGATTTAGCTCACCCATCGCGCGATTAGTCTTGACCATCTCATTGACATATCTGTCAACTTCGCGATTCATCTCGGTTACACTGTATATCCGTTTATTTTTATTAACGACCTCAGCACCAAGATAGGGTCCACAAATATACAAATTACTGGGGCCTTTGGAATTTTGCTCTTCTACAATATACTCGAACTGATCCTCTGATGCAAAAGATTCAGCTAATAGTTTAAGGGACATATTCGTAAATATTTATACTAATTCTGCCTTATTTATTTTATTCCTAGTTCCTTTTCTGTTAATATCAGAAATTTAAACGAATGCATATCGCACCACTTTTTAGCTGCTTCCCATTTGCACATATTAATTATGTACCTCTGGTTTTCGAAAAGTAACGTGCTCTGCCTCTTCCTCTTTGTCACTACCGGGGGTAAAGTCTGGGACAGGGGTTTCACCTCGATGATATACTTCACAACCTTATTTCCCTCTTTTATAGCTACCACCCCATCGGTATAGTAACGATGAACTTTACCATCTAGAGGACTAGTGTATGGTATTATGATGGCTTCACTCGCCCATTCAAATACATTTGGGTTATTGTCACACCACCTGAAAAATTTCAACTCAAATCCAGAACGAAAAACTGGAGGTTCTTTGCCTGCATACTTAGACTTGTTGCGGGGTGTGAATATGCCTTGAGTAAACCGACCTTTACCGTTCAGAGGAATCATGCAGATTTAGTCTCTATATATACCTCACCGTATACCTCTAGCTGACCGGTTATCCCCTGGAACTCTGTTTGGGTAAGATTATCTACGTCTTTTAGCTTATCTAAGCAATCTTCAATACTAGACTTTAAGAATTCTAAATTATCGTTTGAGTTGATCCTTCGCTTAGCCTTCGTGTACGCTGGTCCTTTAACCTTGAAGTGAGATGCAGTTAACAGTGCAACTCCGCCCTTCTTTTGAGCATCATTGTATATCTTCTTTGCACCTACCATTCTTTTTGAAATGAAATCAGGTATTACCGCTTGAGTATCACCCATCACCTTCTCGTATATTGATGTAAAAGACTTAGTCATAGAAATTAACCAACAAAGAACATAGGCGGTGCAGCGTCACCTAACCCAGGTGAACCGGTATATAGCTTTTCCTCTAGTTTATCTCTCTCGGCAGTCCCTTGCTCTAGGAGCGCAGCGTTAATAGAACCGCCACCGAACAATGTGGTACCTGTATATTTTCCACGCACCATACCGACTGACATTTTACTCAATGCTAATGCATATTGATATACCCACTGTTCTTTAATTATATCCCGCACGGGTTTTTCAACATAACAAGATATTATACCGTAGTACCGCGTTGTTGTGCGTGTACCTGGTGATGGGCTAATAACTAACTGCTGAGTCCGTGGGTCGAAAGTATATATTACCTTTGTCGCGAACATCTTCTCTCTAACATCTAACCAATTTTTCAAGAGATACCACGAAACTAAATCAAACCCGTAATTACCCATGGCGCTACTGAAATAAGTTTGCTGAGCGAGGCTTTGCTCAATTGTAAATAGGCTATTGGCAGCACTGGATGAACCTTGTTCAATGTCAACTACGTCTATTACTCGACGGTAATCCATTACATCATAATCAAAGCTGTTTACATATTTAGCAGTGTCTGTTTGTGATATAACAAAGCTTGCGGATAACGTTGCACTCAAACCGGTAACCGTAGAATAATCCGAAGTTGTTAAAATCTGATTCTTAAAAATACCATCAGAATAGGTTGAGCTTAACGCAGTACTTGAAGAAAACACGGTGGATGATACCGAAGATGTGCATACAAAATATTGAGTGCCTCCTGATAGCGTCTTATTAAATGAAGGCGTTATTGAAAATAATTGATCCAGTCTTATCCCCTTCTGTGGGTCATATAGATTAGAATCAAATACCAAGTATTCCTCAGTATATCCAGCGTATTTAGTAAACATCTCACAAGCTATACCTATGTTTTCGTATAGCTGATCATGGTGTATCTCTACAGTGACCATAGGAGCACCCAATGCTCTCAATATACGTTGTCCTAGCCTGTTAAATGAATCTATCTTATTGTTTAGATTCGTACTTACGAACGCGGATATAGGTGTGATGTCGGTACAACTCATATATTATGCTCCTGGTGCGGGTTCAGGTGCGGCGGGTGCTTCACCAGCCGGAGCTTCACCAGCCGGCGGAATTTCTGCTGGGGGCTCAGCGCCCGCTTCCGGACTAGGACCGGGTCCAAATTCAGGAGGCACTCCGGCGTTGCCTGTTGGTATTGACGATTCACCACCAGCAGGAATTCCTGCTTCAGGACTAGCAACAGGTGTCTGCGCAGCCTTCCAATCAGGTCCACCTGCCTTTATCTGCTCGATCTCCCACATAAATTCGGAATCCTTTCTCAAGAATTCTCTGTTAGCTAAAACATCATTATCAGTCCACCCTAGGTATTTTTTCTGAGCGTATGTTTTGCTGATAAATTCGTTTTGAGTGAAACTGTTATAGGTCTCAAATTTGAGCTGCAATTTCTGCTGCTCTCGGAGCTCATAAAAGTTAGTGGGGACGTTGAATTCAAACTCAAATGAATGCTCTCTAACCTCAAATTTTTCCCACCAACCTTTTAGCTTGAGGTGTGATATAAACCCAGTTTTTATAGAAGAAGCAAACCGTTGTTGCACTCGTATAATAAACCGAGCAAACTTGAGTTCCTCTCTGAGAATCTCGGTTCCGTCTTTATAGGTATCTTCAGGATTAATACGGCTCGATGGTACCTTCAATGCTCTATATAGTTTCTTAATGAAATAGGTGAGGTCCGTTAGCTCACCCAAATTCTGACCACCGTTGAGCTGGGTGACGGACGTGCCCTCAGAGCCTGCACGCTTTGCAAACCAGAAACTATCCAACATGGATTGCGGGTTAAATTTATTGACACTGCTATTCTGATCAACATCGAATGTGCGCTTTGACCAGTATTGAGTCATCAGCTTTCGCAGGTACGCTTCAGCCTTCGGCGGAGCCATATTACCAACATCGACGTTGAATATTAGTTTCTCGGGAGCGCGAACTAATCGGTAAATTACAATTGCATCCTCAATCAGACTCAACTGCCTATACGAACGTCTTGCATTTTCGATAAAAGGAACCCTGACCGTTTTAATCTCGTTCCATATGCCAGAATTTGTATACGTAACTTGATTCTGATCAAGTGGTATCATCCGTGTCTCCTTAACTTTAGTCGGGTTATCTCTGTCGAAAATGTGCTTGCGGAGCAAGTATCCCTTCACGAGGTTATTTTGCGTATTTGAATATATCGGGTCAACTAGGTCCACTGGTATAGGCACAACGCCTAATATACCCTTCTCCGGCATATCTTTGTGAACTATATGTTCAAAGTATATTTCAGCATCAACTAAAAGACTTCTGAAATATTCCCATCCTTTTTTATTGAGTTCAAAGTACGCTATATATTTCTTGAACTCCTCTTCTAAAATCTCCTTTGTCTTACCAGTAAAATTATTCTCCTTAAACACCATGTTTACAACATTACCGTTGCGATCCACGTTTATAATTTCATCACAGATTTCATCTAGTGCATCAGAAACTTCCGAAAATGCTGCCATGCTCCGGTATTCCATGAGACGCCGACCCTTGTCGGGCGTCACATTAGCATACATATACTCGTAAAATTCCTTATTTCTTAATATATTAGAAGCAGGTTCGTCGTATGACGTGCTACCAGAGATTGACTTGTCAATCAAATTTTCTTGTAGTTCTGCGCCCTTCTTGTAGAATAGCTCAAATTTGGGGTTCAGCTGATTAATCCTATCAAGAACACTGAACCCACCATAAGGCAAATGGGCAGTTACAAACTTCGCCAGCTCGCGACCGAACGAACTTCCATTATTTTGATTTTGAGAGTCGGGCATATTTTATCTTTATTTATCTTGCGTCCGGGTGAGCGATTATGATATAATAGTAGAAGATATTGTGTTTGTAGCGGTAAAGCCAGACATCGCAATGGTTTCTAGATCATTATACAACAATGTACTAGTCGGATATGTGTATGTCGATCC